TCGTGTTGATTTAGCGTAGAATAATGCTCCGCTACACACAATTTTATCTGTTAAAGATCTAGTCTCCATGCACCTGCCTTATACTCACCTTCAAACGACTTGGCCCAAAATACGCCATTCCATACATACTGTACTCCTGTATATATATTCGTTTGATAGAGCAAGGTGTCTGACTCTTGGTTAGCATCAAATATCACATTCCATGCTGTTCCAGTCCACTCGATAATGTCGTTAGCTCGAGCAACAAAATCAACATTGGTTGTAGATTTCCATGCATCAGGACCGTCGGTGTTAATTTCAGAACCGATATCTTCAATAATTAAAAATCTATCGCCTGCATTAACGTCTTGCATGCCGTGTCCCGGATATACTTTTTGAGGGTCAATAATAGCGTCAAACGTGCCAGTGCTACTAGAACGATAACTTGCGCCAGCATTGTACCCTGGATCGGTATCTAAATTACCATTACTATCAATTCCTGTATTAGTATTAAGGGTATCATAATCCCAAGAAACTGTTAAAATTGTTGGGTCTAACGGACTAATGGCAACGGTTCCTACTATCTCTGTGCCATTGGGTTGAATAAGATATAAACTACTAGAACCTGCTGTATATTTGTTAGGATATTTTTGAAATACACTTTCCCAGTCGATTGGAGTTCCTTGTCTTACTGGAATGTCCAACGTAGGTTCGCGTGGAATACTGCTTTCAGTTTTGTGTAACAGTATTGCTTGATTATTATATACTTGAATATTATAGTCTGTAATTGTTACAACGTCACGGGTAAGCATTTGCCCCATATTAGTTTCGGACCCAGCAAGCGGTTGTCCTAGTCCTTCTATATAAGTATTTTTATCTATAGTTGCTCCGTCATAAAGACTAGTAATAATTTTTGTAATAACGCCAAGGTGTTTAACCTTTGCAGGAGGACTAATCCAAATTGGAGTATCAAAATTTAATGAAGCAATATCGATAGGCGTGTCGTTGCCTACAGGAACAGTACGACTAGACCAGTTAACTTGTCCTAAATTTAAAATAGTAAGACTAGTCCAGTCAATGTAGTTGTCAGTTGTTTGTAATTCTAAACTTGGATTAAACAGTACTAGTATTTGCTCCATTAGTTGTAATTTTTGTTCAGTATTTGCAGTCCATATATCGCATTTAAGAGAAAGTTTAAACGGAGTCGGCATTAAACGTTCTACAGTATAGTTGCGTCCTTGACCAGTAGTATAGACAGGATTAGCAGGATTTGAATTATTAATTTCTCGTTCACGAACATGAACTTTTCCAACGTAGCTAGGATCGCCTAGTCTATTTCTATCTAATTCCAACCCGCTAATGTAAACGCTCATGCGTGGAACGCTATTAATTTTATTTTCACTATTCTGACGAATAATACTAGCAACTTGTCTATCAGCATCGCCGTACATAACTGGAACACGCACTAATGTACCGTCACCGTATCTCACTGTAAAATTACTTAACACACGAATAGTCTGTGTAATATATCGTCTTATCTGTCCATCATAAAAATGTTGCATTATAAATCTGCCTTTGGTCTAAGAGCTTTTGATAAACTTTGTCGTTGTGCTTCGCGGTTATTACATAGGCTTAGTTTCCAAGTACCTGTGTATGGAATCGCCTGTTGCTCAGTATTAATAACGGGTAATGTAATACGAATTTTCCCGCCAACATCAGTAATAATTCCAACATGTTCTGCGATAGTATAAGCAATCTCTGTTGTTTCTAATTTCAACACTAGGTACAATGCAGTAGCTGGATAGTTGATATTTGTATTGAAGATGGAAACATCTTTTTCAATATCAATCCAGTCAATAGCAACTGCCTCGTTATAGATATGTGTTGTATTATTGATAAATCCTGTAGTATGAGTTTGACGAGTATCATTATTGGTCATATTCATACGTACCGCGTCTTCTACTTTTACCCATCGAGATCCATTGAATCGGAATAATCTGTTAGGCATAAAATCTGTACGTAAAAAGAAATCATCTGGACCTGCTGTTTCTGGAAACTGAATACCGTGGCCAAAATCATATCCGTTTTGCGGAAATCCATCCCCAACTAAAAATCCAGTATAACCAGTTCTAACAGGTCTTTTAAAAGACTCTGCCGCAGTAATAGACGCAACACTTGCATCAAGCTCTGTAGTATTATCTGCTGTATTTAAAGTAGTCTTACCTTGTTCATCCACCGCCAAAGTATAAAACTGACGAGTTTCATATCCACTCTTTGGAGAGTCTGCTTCTGCTTGTAGTATTACAGCATCGTTAATTTGTAATTCAGCGCCGCGAGTACTTAAAATATCACGCAATGTTTTGTCAATAGGATCACCGTTAGCATCAATTGCTGGTTTGTCAAGAATGTCAGCAAATTGTTGAGCATCTGTAATCTTTTTAAGACGTAATCTGTATAAATGTGGATACCATGTAGCACTGAATCCTTCGCTAGCACGGCCTACATCTTCAATTACATAATAACGTGGCAAACCAATTTCATATTCGTTTAAGGCAAAGTTATCACGTAGGTGCGGCAATTCTAATACATCACCGCTTAGTGGTTTACGGCCTATGTATGTAACAAAATCATTAATATGAACTGTCATATAAATTGTGTCGTTGTCAATAAACAGACCAAACTGACTTAGATTAAAATCGATATTTTGTACATTGTAAATACCGCGAATTCTATAAATTTCTTCGCTGTATTTTCTATCTCTGTTTTCTAAAAATAACAAATCTTGAATATTTGTTTCTTTAACAGCATCATATATAGGCTGATCTGCGGTACCTTCAGTGGCTATTTTAGGGCCAAGGTATTTGTGCAAGTACACATCCGTGCCGCCAACCTGAAACATCTCAGAAATTTGACGATCCATGAACTTGTAGTCTTGCCCTCTTTCGGGTTTGTATAATGATAAACGTGGCATAATGATATTTATCGTAAGATAAATATACTAGGAGAACTTATAATGGCAGATATTTACCCAACAAATCCAGGCGAATCCGACAGTACAATAGAGCGTAATAAAGTGTTTGATTACGTTAAAACAATGCTGGCCGATGGCATGGTTGAAGTGGAACTCGATCCTAAACACTACGAAATAGCTTTAGATCGTGCTATTACTAAACTACGTCAACGCAGTAGTAATTCTGTAGAAGAAAGCTACATGTTTTTAGAATTACAGCAAGATGTGAACGAATATCGCTTGCCAAATGAAATTATAGAAGTTCAAAGTATTTTTAGACGTGCTGTGGGATCGCGCAGTGGTAACGGCGCAGGCGGCACGTTATTTGAGCCATTTAATTTAGCATATACAAATACTTATTTGATGTCAGGAAGTATGATGGGCGGCCTAGCAACATACGAATTGTTTGCTGGATATCAAAAATTAGTAGGTCGTATGTTTGGCGCATATATTGAATTTAAATGGCGTCAAAGTAATCACATGCTAACAGTATTGCAACGTCCTTTTGCTCAGGGCGAACAAGTACTATTACGTACACACAACTATCGTCCTGATTTTATATTACTACAAGACATTTATGCAAAACAATGGTTATATGATTATACATTGGCAGTTTGTAAAGGTATATTAGGTGAAGCACGTAGCAAATTTGGATCAATTGCTGGCCCGGGATCAGGCGGAATTACGCTCAACGGTGCGGCATTATTGTCAGCTAGCAAAGAAGAGCTAACTAAATTAGACAAAGAATTATCCGAATTTGTATCAGGCGGTAGTCCAATGACATTTATTATTGGCTAACAAATAATTTGACCTTGTAATAGATCTGTTATATACTAGCAGTACTTTACAAGGTTTCTTATGATCATAGGTGTGTGCGGTTTTATTGGTTCGGGCAAAGATACCATTGCCGATTACTTAACTAACTTTCACGGTTTTAGAAGAGAAAGTTTTGCCAACAGTCTAAAAGACGCAGTAGCCCATGTTTTTGGCTGGGATCGCACTATGCTTGAAGGGCGCACTAAACAAGCCCGTGAGTGGCGTGAGCAAGTAGATCCGTGGTGGTCAGAACGACTTAACATGCCTAACTTAACTCCTAGATGGGTACTACAATACTGGGGTACTGAAGTTTGCCGCAAAGCCTTCC